GTTCGGTCCTCTCTCGAGGCCTCCATATCTAGAAGATAGAAATCCGACTATTTTAGCATTGAGCTATGATAGTCGCTTCTAAACTTAGGAGGGCAGTTGTGCCATATGTTCCGAAGCCGCCGAAAGGACAGGGAAATCTTTATTTGCCTGAAGAGTCGGCGTACTCAAGAACACGATGGAACAACGACGGCACTTTTCGTGACGAAGAGACGTTTCGCAATGACTTTGTGGGTGCAGCCTCGGCTGTCGCACATCGCTCAAAGCAGACGCCTATTCTTCTGAAAGGTAGTACCATCTGGAAACCTTGCTCGGATTACCGAGCAACGTTCTGGAAGGTTACTCGCCATCATGGGGTATCCTATTGGACTCACCAACCTTGGTGGTCCCCGGGTCCCATACCTCTTATGCGTATTCAAGGCCAATCCGATGCTATTGATCCGGCTAGATTTGCATTTGCAAATTCCGAATTCAATGGCTTCGCTGTTGACTTATCCCCTGCGGCGCCTTCGCTGTCAACCCGTAATAGGTTGGCGACGGAGGTAATGCAGAAAGTCGCAGACCGGAAGACGAATTTCGGCGAATCACTTGCCGAAAGTCGTCAGACTATTAACCATCTTGCAAAGACGGCTTTTAGTCTTGGTCGTGCATATCTCTCTGCCCGAAAGGGACGTTGGAGAGATGTTGCTCACCACCTCGGCGTTCCCGTCAAGAAGTTGAAAGACGGGAAATCACTTGCCGATAAGTGGCTTGAATACCAGTACGGGTGGATGCCTCTTATGTCTGATATCTACGACACTCATGCTCTAATCACGAAAGGTTTTCGTGAAAAGGTCATGTTGTCGGCAGCTGTCAGACAGCTTGAGACTACCTACTCGACGAGCTCCGGGAATTTCAACACGGAACGGTTAGAAATAACCGCGAAGCGTTGGGACAAGATGAAGGTCTTCTATTCAATAGATGACAGCGATCTGTCCAAGTTAGCTCAGATGGGATTAATAAATCCCGTCGAAGTTGCTTGGGCTGTCGTACCTTTCTCTTTTGTTGTTGACTGGTTTCTACCAGTTGGCAACTTTCTCGAAGCTCTTACTGCTAGACTTGGAGTGACTTTCATCGATGGATACCAAGGAGCTGGAGTCGAATCAAAAGTTCGATCTCTACTTGTTCCAGGAAACCCCGGTGGTGATCTTCGCGAGAATTCTCGCTGGGTTACTACCGAGGCCTTTTCCTTTAGCAGGACAAAACTGTACAACTTTCCGTTGCCAGGTTTGTACTTCAAGGATCCATTTTCCACGAAACACGTAATCAGTGCACTTGCACTCTTACGTTCACTCACATAGCGAGCAACTATGCCTCAGCTACAGAACGTGGTCCTCAAGGACCGCGCTACGACTCCGGTCGACCACACGTTCACACCTCGCGATATTCGCGATGGCGTGGGTACGGTAATCGAGACCACGGGTGTACCCGTTGGTAACTCGAGGTTGTCTGTCTCTCTCCGCCAGACCGCTAACAACGGTCGTTACAAAGCGGAGCTCAAGCTCGCCGTGCCTGTTGTCGTCAACGAGACGATCAACGGGGTGTCCGTTCCAACTGTCAGTCGCTCGGCTTTCGCCGATGTGACTTTCACATTCGAACCGACTTCCACGGAAGCCGAACGCAACAACATTGTTGGGATGCTCGCCGACGCTCTTGCGCCGACGAAAACCCTCATCAATGATACTGTTGTGAAGCTCCAGGGCGTCTACTAAGACACCTGGTTCTTCATTCTTTCTCTATGAGAAAGTTCGTTCGTGTTGCCGCTATTGCGGCATCATTGGCATGTCTTGCGTCGTGCACAACTGTGAATTGCGCCTTTGAAGAAAGGTGCTATATCATTAGTTGTGATTCGGCAATAAACATGTTGACATGCAACTTCAGGACCAACGAGGTAGTAACCCGTGTCAAAGAAGAGAATCCGACTGAGAACAGCGGACTTCCCTCTCTCAAGGAGTCTAACCGAAGCGTTCATCTCTGACCTTAATACTGTGTTGTCGGAAGACACCACTGTAGAGGCAGTATATCTAAAACGGATGTACCTTAGTAAGTACACCGAATTAGACGAAGCGAGTGCCAAGGATAGACGGTCTCGAGCCATTGATAAATGGCTTTCAACCGAGATTACCAACGCCATTACGAACGATCGACTGAAGAAATTCGGTCAATCGAACGGTGTGGATGTGTTTCCAGGGGTTTCTGCAAAGAAACTCTTGGATCGCACCGCGATGATCGTTGCCCAAGTACTTACTTTTGAACCCTCACTTGATGTCGCCAATGGCGGCTTCTCGGGAGGTGCTTCGACTAGTAAGTCTCGGGTTCAGGGACATCCTGCCCTGAAGTTCCTTGACAAAGCAGACGTCACTAGACCAGCGTGGCCGTTGTTCAACGATGTAAATCGTGGAACACGGTGGGCTGACTATTTCAGTGAATCTGGCGTGGAAACCAGATTCGTCGAAGGTAACGTCCTGTTTACTGTACCTAAATCCTCCGACATCGATCGGGTTGCTTGTAAGGAACCCGATCTAAACATGTTCTTGCAGAAATCGTTTGGAAATCAGATTCGATCCTTGCTCAAAAGGCAAGGTATCAATCTGAATGACCAGACGATCAATCAAGAACTCTCTCGTATTGGATCGATAGATGGGTCTTTAATGACCCTCGATCTTTCCTCTGCGAGTGATTCGGTAACGATTGAACTCGTTAGAAGGCTTCTGCCAACTAATTGGTTCTTTTATTTGGATACTGTTCGCTCTCCTTTGACGGAGATTGACGGTATTCCTCACGTTAACG